AATATTTTGTTGTGGTCGCAGTGGACGTTGAGGTTGAGTATTGAATCGGCGAATGCCTAATTTGTTTTCTTCTCCAGGGCCTCATGATGTCTGAACCCTAACATTCGCATTGAGAGTTCTCAGCGCATCGATTGATGTTCGTAGTGAAAGTAGCTTTTCCCTCTTGGACTTAACGAGGGCTTCGGCAATCTTGTGGTCGTAAGCAGCGTCATCCATTTTGTAGTCAGCCCAAGCTTCTCGCTCCTTTATGGAGCCTTTGGCCGATAGGTATTCTTTGGCCCAGTTTGCTTTATATAGGGCTTCCTTCTTTGCGGATTCTGTTGCCAGCACCTCAAAGGATTCTGTTTCTTCTTCGAGAATTTCCATGAGCCTCATAAGCTCGCCTTCAATCTCGACCTGAGAAATAGGAGATGTCCTCGTGTTCCTCAATGGTTTTCCTTTCTAATAAATTCATTCAGAGAAGACCAGTCAACCCTGTCAAGTGCAGACATGTTGTTTGAGGGCCAATCATATTTTGATTTTCCGACCTTCGCAAGACCCATCTCTTCGAGAACCCACGCATCACACATGTCATCAGCGCCAGAACCAGACCAAACGATTCCAGTTTTTGCGGATATTGACGAGATAACTTCCCCCTTCCCCGCATTGCCTCTTCCGGTCGCAAACTTGGCCCTGCAGGTGGGGGGAATTTCCACAAATCCTATGCCAGACTCCCAAAGCTTCATTCTTACGCATCCGCCCAATTCGCCAATGCTATGAGCCTGGCTATTTCTGGAGGCAAAAGAATATCCTTCAATTAATACAAAACAGCTTTTTATGTTTATGCAGTAATTTAAAATTTGAGTAGAAATATGAAAAAGTCTTTCAGTTCCCCTCGATTTAGTGCTAATTATTGACGGGGAGCCAAGGCTGCATATCCCGGTGGAGGTCAAAGAAAGGTCTACTCCGACAAAATTCACGAATGAACCCTACTACATGAACGAGCCCGCACCGATTAATGACTGGTGCGGGCCCGTTCACCTATAGCGGCCCTAAGGTATAAAAAGCACGCAAATAATATTAAAGCATAAAAATAATCACTTGATAAAAGCAAACGACCGCCAGTCCTGCAGAGACTGAACGGTCGTAGGCAGCGAACGAGCTCGGGGTCTCAGGTGGCCGCCGCCTCCTTTGCCGTGGTAACTCCACTAGACACTTGGACCACTCTCCCTTCTTTGCCGATTTATGCGGAATTCAGGTACCTGTTAGTAGATAATACCGCGACTAGGATTGGCTCGCCTATTAATAATTGGGCGAATTTTCAAAACCTATTAAATTAATTTTCCCAATTGTGCAAAGATAGGCCTAGTTCAAAGGCCAAACCCGGGTTCTCTCCGATTCTCCTGTGGCAGGGGCGACAGACACAAATGAGGTTTGACTCCTCCGTTATCGAACCGCCCTGAGAGCGACGCACAAGTTCGTGAACGTCTACCGATTGCCTTCTTGCGTAGGCGACCAGACCATCATGCTTCGCGAATATCGGGCACGCTTCACAATACGGTCTTTCGGACAGAAGTTTTTTTACAAGAGGTATTCTCTCGTTCTTGTACTTGCTCGCCATTTTAGATGAGCGTCTTTTCAAGGGAGACCGCTTCATCGGTTTTGTCGAACGCCTTAGAGGCTTTCTTTTCATTAAATGGTGGAAGCGTCTATCGAGTCGAAAAGCCACTTATTTTCAAGGGTGGCCCATAACGCCCTGTCGATTGCTGTGTCCTCGAGGTCGTACTCACGAAGCATCGCCCTATGCTTAATGATTGCTCGACGTAGTGTGTCTGCTTCGCTTGGTGCGGAAGGCGATTCCATTCGCGTTCCCGTATCAATCATTTTTACAACTTGGTCAAGCTTTTTATCCACATAGAACTTAAAGCGCGAAATCTTCTTTTTTCTTTCGGCATAAACCCTGGATGCTTCAGCCATAAGGACCTTGCCTTCCCTGCCGAGGTCTTCAAATCTTTGTTTGTCGGCCTCTTCATCCAAGTCGATGTCTTCAATTTGCTCTCCGAGGTTTTCTAGGAGAGACAGAAGTGCTTCCTTCCACCTCAACCAATTCTCCTTTTCCAGGAGAAACTCTCGCTGCTCTCGTGAAATTTGGTTTTTCACGTCGTCAGCGACCATTTTTGCAAATCTGTAATCGTCAATCATCTTTTCTCTCAATTCCACGCTGGACAAATGCTTTTGTAACTACACCAGTTGCACAAAATGGATGTAACTGGCTCAAAGTTTCCCGAAGAACATCTGCTATCAATATCTGATTTCGCTTCTTGCACAATCTCAATCGTATTAATTTTATCGTCCTCTTCCACTTTTCTTGCTATTTTGACTCCATCTTTTAGGTAGAGAAGTTCAAGTTCTTCGACACCGCCTGCGCCCATTCCCTCAAGAAGGCTTGCATAAATATACAGTTGGAAAAACTTTTCGTCCAAGTACTGAGGTTTTGGTGTTTTGCCGGTCTTATAGTCGCTAACGATTATCTGACCAGTTTTCTCGGACGTAGAATATCTATCTATAAAGCCCTTTATCACTACACCACCAATCAAACCATAAACTTCAAACTCAAGACCGTCTGGTTCAATTTTTTGTGGGTTCTCTATCTTCCATAGATTCTCTATGCACCACCATGCCTGCCATCTGAACATTTTTAGTTGTTCGGCATTGTGAATATAGGGAGAGACTTGCTGTTTCCACGACAAATCCCACATGTTTTTCGCAATGGTTTTTGCCACCCCTAGAGTTCTATCCTCCGGAGGAAGGCCGTAAAGATTTTCCAGAGCGTCGTGAACAAAGTTTCCCAACATCGCGGCCTCGCCGGGCTCTTCGGGAATTTGGTCAATCTTGCTGAACTTAAATTTAAGTGGGCATTGCCGAAATGTGCCTATAGAGGAAGCAGAAAGGTGTGGTGGTGGTGTTAGTGCAGAATCACTCATCTGATGCGCTCGGGGAATCGAATTTGATTTTGATGATTTCAGCAATCAACTCATCGAGTTCCTCATGCGTGGCGCTGGTCTTTGTCGGCTTTGGTTTGCCACCACTGAAGCTTTCCCAGTGGGCATTCAGCTTGTTTTTCTGTTCGGAATCTAGGCTCTTTGCAAGTCCCATGAAGTTTTCCCACTTCTGGATTCTCTCGCCTTCTTCTTGCGATACAGGAGAAGTTGAGGCAGCGATTACCTCCTCGACCTCCATCGCATCTTCGGAACGGGCTAGATAGAGGCCAACACCCATGGTCTGAGCGGCCTTCTTGAGGGCATCAGAAACAGCGCCCTTCATCTCGTCGCCAAGGTCAACGATGTCGCCCTGCCTGGTTCGCTTTATCTTCTGACCGCCGTAGCCGTCGCGGTGAACTGCACTTACCGAACCTGACGTATTCGCATGCCAGGTCAATCTGACATGGGCAACGATGTAGTCGGGGTCAATGGAATCACGTTGACAAGAAACAATTTCGAAAGACCATTGGTCAACGCCGAGAACTTTATTAAGTCTCGCAATCACTTCACTAACAGGAATATATGTAAGTGAAGCACCCCCCTTTTTCAATATGCGCTCCATTTCTGGGGGGAATGGCTCAGAGAGCATTTGCATGATGTTTGCGCTTGTCATTGGTTATCTCCTTTTCTGACGATGATGCTTGTTTTAAGCTGCCCCGTCTCGCAGTACATATCGGGATTGATTCCAATATTGTTGAGTTCTTTGACCCGCCAGTAGGAGGGTGCACAGTATGTAAAAATTTGCATTGCAATGTCTTCGGGGGAATTTAGAATTTCCCCCGTATCCATGTCAACCGACATTTGGGAAAGCCTGTCAACAACGGCACGAGCAAGGTCTTTGTGTTGCCATGCCTTACGCTCGTACGAACTCTTCTTCTCAATGAGGGCGTTACCATCAAGTGTGACTACAGACTCCCCGGCCATCATCTCTCCAAACTTTGCCGAAAATGAGTCGTAGATAATGGAGAGGTCTCTCTTAATGAGGTTAAGAGCAAGCAGGGTATTCCCCACTTCGACAACATCTCCGGACGACTCCAGCAGTTTGGTGAGGTCGGAATCTAGGGATAAAATAAGTTCCTTGATTTCGTCAATCTTTTCCATAGACAACGTTTAGTAGCGCTTTCTTGTAGGTAGGTGGGTAGGTATTGCCGGCGATAATTCCGACCTAGAGGACTATAGCAATCCTTCTTTTAGATGGCAACCCCAATTCGGCAAGATGTGTAAAAGCCCCCACGGCGGAGTCAACCTGGTCATCATGGTCACAGGCCTCCGGGAAAGAGGAAAGCTCGTCCATCCAGGCGGTAAGCCACGGCCCCCTGATAATTCTCACGTTCCCATTGGCGACGGCTGCGGCAAATGGCCTAGCCCTGGTTACCTTGTCCCCAGTGGCCCTAGCCCCCATAAAGTCATAGCCAGGAAGCACATATCTGGCATATTGGTCCAGGAGGGCCTTCCCGGAGGAGCCCGGCTCCTGTTCCATTCTAATTGGGACACTTGGGCCGTCCTCATAGGCGGTCTGGGCTATCAATTGCTCGACTTTTTCGCCCCTCAGGCGCCCCCGCTTGATGTCCAAAATATAGACAATTCCGTCGGAAAACATCATCAAAGTCCCAACCGTCCAGTCGGGGTCAGGGTTTGAGTGACTCGGCTCGGTGGCTGCAAGGTCCCAAAATCGCACAATTCTTGCATTTGGGTCATTTTTGGGCACATCCGCCATGTCTATAATTTCCACAGATTCCCGCTCAAAAAGGGTTCCAAGGGTGGTGCTCCACCAGTCTCCCTCCTCAAGTCTGCGCCTTTCGATGGGGTCAAGGGCGGAAAGTGCCTGACGGTAGGAAACGGCGTCAATTCCTGGGTTATCAGCAAGCTTGCTGGGTACAAATATTCTGCCATCCTCCATTCCCTCGACAATAAAACGCTGCCTAACCCAGTTGGGGGCAGGGTTTGAGGCGCACCTCATCCTAAGGGGCACCTGAGAAAGTGGTCCACTAGCAGGGCGACGAAGGCGGGAAAACATGTATCTATAGTCTGCTTCACGGATTTCCGTTACTTCGTCCATGCCTATGAATTGGAATTCTGAACCCTTGTATCTCAGGTAGTCGTTTTGATTGTTTAGGTAACCAAAGGAAATTCTTGCCCCCGATGGAAACGTGCCAACAAAGCTGTTGTTATTCCAGTGGACACCGTCGTAAAGATTTATCCAGCTTTTAAATCTGTCCATTAGGGCGCCGGGGAGAGATAGGTCGGCAAATGTACGCCTAAATAATATTGCAGAATAATTCGGTATGTCTACATATTGAAGTGCCGACATCAATAGCGCCGACGACTTACCGCCCCCGGCCGCCCCACCGAATAGTGCTTCGATAGCATTGGTGCGGAGAAAAACCTTCTGCGTTGTTGAGGGGTCCTCGGGGCAGAAGGGGGGGACACGCGGCTGAAGATATTCGAGTATCTTGCTCCACTTTTCTTCCTCTGCACTGCTCATATCTACCACGCCTTAATACTGCAGGCCATCACAATAGGCTAGTGTATAGCACATGCCAAAACTTATAGAAAAAGTCCGGGCAAAGACGACTCGGGCATTGTTCGCTTATATTTTCATGCTTTCATTTATACTATTAACCAGTATTGGCGCTGCGTTAATATACCCTCCTGCCGGCTTACTGGTGGGAGGGACAACGTGTGGTCTTTTTGGCTACCTCCTAGGTCGTGAGTAGGAAATATGGCTTGGAATTCTCCGGTAAATAAATCCCTTTCCAATGAGAGTAATAAAGAAATAGGCCCAGGAGCACCAGTAGCCAACAATCCCGGACTTGCGGGGAGGGCATATAGGGATTCCTGGGACATTGAAAGGGCATACCGAGAAGGGATGCAGAAAGTCACGTGGGTGGCTAGATGTATCGACGCAATTGCTGGGAACCAGGCAAGACTCCCAATAATCCTCAGAAAAGATAACTCTCCAGATGGCGAGATTCTTTCAAAAAGGGCTTCTCAAAACTCCGAGTTAATGGAGATTCTCAATACAAAATCGAACATCGGAGAAAACGCCTTCATCTTCAGATACAGACTTTCGGCACAGATACTTCTTGGAACTCGCGGTGCATTTGTGGAGAAGGTGCGAGGAAGGGACGGCGGGATAGTTGGACTGAACCTTCTTCCCGCACAGTCAACGGCGCCAATACCAGATGCAAAAAAGTTTGTTTCTGGTTATGAGGTGACAATGCCGTATGGACAAAAAGTCATACTGAAAAAAGAGGACGTAACCTGGATTAGAAGGCCTCATCCACTCGACCCATACCTGTCCTTAACTCCCCTTGAATCAGCTGGCGTTGCTATAGAGATAGAAAATCTAGCGAAGCTCTACAACAGAAACTATCTCCTGAACGACGGCAGACCTGGCGGGCTGCTTGTTCTCCGTGGGGAAATAGATGATGACGACAAAGAAGAGCTGCGCAGCAGATTCAGGGGGAACCTATCGCGTGTTGGATATACATCCGTTATCTCTTCTGATGATGGCGTTGATTATGTAGACACATCCGCAAATCCAAGAGACGCTGCCTACATACAGATGAGGCAGTTAACTAAGGAGGAAATTCTTGCATCATTCGGAGTTCCAGAGTCTGTTATTGGAAACGCTTCCGGTAGAACGTTTAGCAATGCTTCGGAAGAGATTCGTGTCTTTTGGATGGAGACGATGCTTCCCCATTTGGAGATTCTTTCACGGGGTCTAGACGAACTAGACGATAAGAACTACGTCGATTTCGACACAAGCGAAGTTCCAATCCTGATGCTCTACAAGCAGGAAAGACATCGCTATTTGATGGATGAATTCCAAAACGGCCTAATCAGCAACAACGAGTACAGAATTCTTTCCGGAAGAAAAGAAACAGAGTCAGACCTTGCTGATTCGCTATTGCTCAATCCAAACCTGATTCCGATTGCCAATACTAAGAAGAAAATGGAGGATAAAGCTTCCGCGACCGTCCCTGGTGCTCCAGGTATGCCGGGGATGCCTCCGGGTATGCCGGGGATGCCCCCAGGCATGCCGGGGATGCCTCCGGGTCCAGAGCAGATGGTGCCAGGTGCCGATGGCCAACCACTTGACCCAAATACTATGGCTGGGGCAATGGCGGAAGTTACGGCGCAGGGTGGCGGGGAGTTGGCACAAGCGCCGATACCGGGTCTACCCACTCCCCCGCAGCCAGAAGCAATGCCAGCAGGAATGTCAACGGGAATGGCACCAGTTCCATCGGGAGCAGCCTCAATCGATAATGCGGATATTCAGACCAAATCAGAGCAAGAAGTTGAGGTGCAGAGATGGGAAGAGATTCTCTATCGGAGCATAGAGAGGGTTCTTGAAAGACAGCAGCGCGTTGTTCTCGAGAAGTCGAGCGGTGCAAAGGCCAAAAAAGCACTTGTGGCCGGAACTATCGATATTCCATCAATACTTCACTCCGAGACATGGGATAGACAATTTGAGGACGACATCAAGCCGGTCATAACAGCAATAATCAAGGAATCTCAGGCAGCATCGGGTGTGAAGATTTCTAGGAAATCCTCCAAAAATCATTTAATTGAATCTGATGTTTCTGTTCAGGTTGAGTCTCAGATGGAGAGAATCAAGTCGATTAACTCCGAAATGACATCAGAAATAACAAATATCATGCTTGCCTCTCTTTCAGTTATCGGTGAAGAGCAGAGAGTGAGCACATTTAGGTCGAATATCGTCTCGCTGTACACCAATTTGCTTGGGAAAAGACTCCCAGAGATTGCCGAGGACGAAACTCGTAGGGCCTGGCTATTCGGCCAACACTTAACTAGATAATTTTTAGTAAATAGTTTACTAAAAACACTGCAAAAACACCGAAACTTTCAATGAGCACGAGCTTTCGTCGTTTATTATCTTTCTTTGACAAAGGAGTCTCATGTCAAAATCCTTCGTGAATCCTGAAATTCAGTACAAAGCTGCCACTCAGGGTGCAATAAACCTAGACGAAGCCAGGGGCATAGTCGAGTGTTTCGTGGCAGGAATTGGCAACAAGGACTCCGTTGGCGATGTTTGCGCCCCTGGGGCATTCGCCAAAAGCCTATTGCGCCGGAAACCAAGAGTTGTGTGGGGCCATAACTGGAACGACCCAATCGGCAAGGTTCTAGAAATTTACGAAGTTCCAGCAAACGACCCAAGACTTCCGAGCAAGATGAGAGCAGCGGGTATTGGTGGGCTCTACGCAAAAGTTCAATTCAACCTAATGTCAGAAAAAGGCAAGGAAGCATTTGCGAGTGTTGCATTCTTTGGCGAAGAGCAGGAATGGTCAATTGGGTATAAGACAATCAACGCAAAATTTGACCAGCAGATGCAGGCGAATGTTCTATTTGAGGTAGAGCTTTACGAGGTGAGCCCTGTTCTTCACGGTGCAAATCAATTGACTGGAACAATATCTGTTAAGTCGGATGAAAATAATGCCACCGCAGTGATGGAAAGGGCTGTTAGTTCCATCGCGAATGCCGATAGTGAAAATTCTCCGGAACTAAAAGAGGTTCTATACGCACTCAGAAATATTGCTTCCATGATTTCCGATAACGAGAAGCATGAGTATGGAATGCCCTCAGTAATGCCTTCAGCAAATAGACAACCTATTCCATCAATGCCAAGCCCTGCTCCGTCCACGGCGCCGAGGTCAGTAGTCAAGCCAACAAGACCATCTATCCCTGAAAACCCCATGGTAGTTGCTCTTCGCCGTGAGCTGGTCGCAAGAACTGGGTCGAACATAATTGTCCGCTCTGCTGGAGACAATGTTGTTGTATTTGACCGAATTATGAGCGACGGTTCGTCTTGCACGTACAGACTTGCGTATCACTATGCAGATGGTGAATTCATGTTTGGTAAGCCAGAGAAGGTCAACGCGCAGACCGTTTACACTCCCGAGACTCCTGGGGCACCAGGAGATGCATACTGGGGAGACGATTACTCAGAAACACCAAAGTCATTGCAATCTGGTGATTTTTGGAGTGCCGGTTTTTATAGCGAGCTGACCTCGCAGCCAGACACAAGCAATGCCCTCATGGAGGTGATAGAGAGTCTTCAACATCTAATCAATGAAAAATCGGAATACGTAATACCAGTAGAGCCGGCAGAGGCTTTTGAGTTAAGGCAAATGATTGACCCAGTTCTCGAGTATTACAACGCTGACGCCAGAGTAACCGAGGAGGGGATTGTAGTTAAGTCAGCACACAATCCAGAGCTAATTGAAGCTCTTGATGTCGCGACTAAGTCCGTGCTGGGAAAAATCCGAAGGGGCATTGGCGCTGGAAGGCGTCTTGATGCTCCAAACATTGGTGGCGGTAAAGGTCGTAGCAGAGCAGCGCGAGCAATTGGCGCAGCAACTGGCGGTGTAGCTGGAAATCTAGACCCTTCAAAAATATCTCTCAACGACCCGGACGGAGACGGGTGGGCCAGAGAGGGTTCAAGAAATCCTGTTTGGGTTGGGTTTAAAAAAGCAGTAGAAAAAATTGCGGGCAGCGTTGGCCGGAAGAAGAAGCCATCAAAAGACAAGCAAAGGGCCCGCTCTGCTGTTAATGCAGATAAACCCGGTCCGCCGAGAGTAAGGTCCGGAGCGCCGTGGGATGCTCCATTAACTCCTGCTCCGCCTCGTCCTAGCAGAGTGACGCTTACAGATGATGCTGGAGCAAGACTAAGAGAACTCGGCAAAGAAAGAGCCAGAGAGCTTGGCTTTGACAGAAACATTGACCCCGTCCTTCCAAGACCGCGCAAGAAACTTACAAACCAAGTATCCGCTGCCCCACGCCCTGGAGAGGGCAGAAGTAGGGCATCGGGCGAATCAATTGCGAATGCAATACGTCGCTCAAAGAGCGCACCAAACCCTGTCCTTGGCCAGGAAATGGCAAATGATGTAGCTAAGTTCGGCTACCCGGAAGAGATGTCAACGGATGACCTAGTGAGAACGGTCGGCAAATTTAGAGGAGAAATAGCCAAGGCTAGAGAGAATCTAGAAAAGATTCAGGCAGATAGAGACTCTGGCAAAAAAGTATCTTCTTCAGAAATCGGAAAAGCTAGACAAAGTGTCGACTCCCTCCGTCAGAGAGCGTCTGTTTACTCATCCGAAATATCAAAGCGCGACAAAATAAAAGGTTCCGACAGATTCTCTTCAGGAAAAGCCATTACCCCAGAAGACAGACGCAAAAGAAGACATGCTCCGCTGGGTACAACTGGAGAATTTGACCTTCCAGACGAAGTTGCCACAAGAAATAAGCACGAAGAGTTTGTAGCAGAATTTAGAAAAAACAACGGATTTTGGCTGGATATCCCAAGAGAGGGAACCGTCGCTTCAATGAATACGTCGGAGGAGTGGCAGAGGGCTAGAGAAATAGCAACAAACGTCGGGATTCTTGAGTGGCAGGAAAATGAAAGAAATAGAAGGCCGAAGGGTTTTAGCGAAAAAGCGCGTTCGTCCATGGACTACCTAACATGGTTCGGTGGATATACAAAGCGCCTTGGTGACTATCTCGATAGGGAAGAGTCCAGTGAAAATGTAACCGATGACGAACTTGCTGGTGCAAGGGCGGCAGTACTAGATGCATTGGCATTCAGAATGGCAACGCCAACTGGTCCAGAAAGCCAAAATACGCTTGCGGCAATGCTCGCAGACGCCGGATTCGGTCCAAATGGAAAACACGAAAAAGCATTCGGTGGGCGCAAGAAATCCAGCGTTGTTGGATTCTCTTCTGGTCGCGGAAACAGAGTAGACACTCGAGTGCTAGACCAACTTATGAACGATGGTAAAGAGGTCAGCGACGATGACGTGAAGGCAATACTTATGCCTAACGCCGGCATATTGATGCATCCAGAATATAACGACAGAACCGGCGAGGTATCTCTTGGCTGGAAGAACGTCCTAGAATCCTCATTAGAGGACAGGAGTTTCAATAGGGGTTCCCAGAGGGCGATGATTCGCCTTGACGATGAGGGTTATCAAAAATTTACAGAGGCACTAGAAGCAGCAAATGGAGAGCTGACCCCATCGGACGGCCTGCCATCTAGCTCAAGAAGCGTAAGGGACAGGGAATACCCATATTCATGGGGCAAGTCTCGAATGGGGGCTTTTTCATCTGGGCGCAAGTATCCACCAGAAATAGAAGACGAGCTTGTATTCGATTCCGAACTGGGCGGCAATAGAGCAGCAGACAGAATCAATACCGAAAATGTCGACATGGAGATAGTTCCATCTTCCGATATTGGCCTTGATGGTCCAGATGATGGAGCATGGACTGTTGTCGGCATGTACAGGGGAGAAGACTATGGCTCCGTCGACTACATCTATGAACTAGATACTTTTGATTCGGTAGAAGAAGCAAGACGCTTCATAGAGACATTTGACAGATTGATAGATGAGGAAATTAGACCTGGCGACCCAGAGTTCTTCCTCGATATAGATAACTACAACAAAGACAACAAAATATCCCTGGATGATGACCTTGACTCCGCTATATCTAAGGCTGTTCAGTCAAGAAAAGATAGAGAGAACGACCCATACGACTATGGCAGTCTCCTGTCATCAGTTCTTTCCGACAGGTCATTAAACCTTTTTGGTGATGGAGAATCAAGATTCTCTTCCGGAAGAAACAAAGCAGAAAGACGCCAATCTGTCAAGAGAGTCATGGCAGAAGATATGGCCGATAGAGAGGTCAATCTAGGAATACTTTCTCGCCGCATGAAGGGTGAAACCCTGGACGAAGTAGGTAGAGCATACGGAATAGACAGGGGAACAGTCCGCCAAATGGAGATGCGCGAGATGAAGCGTCTCAGGGATGGAGCAACACCAAGCGAAATACTTGCCTACAGAATGACAGGCCTCACACTCGACGATATGGGCAGAATGCTCGGCATGTCCCGTGAAGAGGTTAGAAGAATCGAGTCTAGAGAAATAGCACGGATGAGACTCGGCGGTCGCGACGGAAGCGACGCGATATTCGAGGGTCGTAAAGCTGGTCTAAGCCGCAATTCAATCAAAAAGCTAACTGGCATGTCTATGGATGACATAGCGACTAAGGAAAGAAAAGGATTTGAGAGGGCCGTAACACGAGAAGATGTCTCTCATCAGATATTTGACAAATACGTAACTAGATTCGGCGAAGACGAACTAACTGATGCGGAACTTGCGGAGGAGCTAGGGGTTAGCGAAAGAATTGTTTCCGAAGTTCGCGCGGGGGCAAAGAAAGACATACTCGATGCCCGTCGTGGCATGGACGAACACTACAGCAGCCTTCCGGAGCCAACCGACGAAGAGCTTCAGGAGATGGCAGACTACTATGCAAATGATTTTGCTAGAGAGCAGGGTTTTGGCTCCTATGCGGAGTATAAGGATTATGTTTCCAGTGTCGGCAGGGAAGACGATGGAGAGAGGCTGTCTTCTGGAGCAGGTAAGCGCGACCTTACATTTAGTCAAAAAGTTGGTCAAAGAGTATTTGAGGAAGCAGAAAAGATAGCCAAAGAAGACAATAGGGACATTTTCGACACCCTGGATTCGCTCGTCTTTGATAAGCGCATGGATTCAACGAATCGTAGAAAAGATTTCGATGTAGCAGAGATGTATTCTCACATTAATTCCCTTCTTTTCCCAGAGGGTGCTAGAGAAAGCAGGAAGCGCAGACTCTGGAGAAGAGAAAGACTCTCCTCTGGCAGAACCGGTAGAGGTCGGAAGAATCGGCGACAGGGCAAATCAAATCAGGGAGCATGGTCAGAAGAGGACCTTCAGAGATTCCGCGATAGAAATGTTCTACGCGCCAAAACTCGTCCCGGAAAGCGCAAGGATGGCCCATCAGCGGAAGAATTCTCTTCTGGACGCAAGAGAATAGATACGGCCGGTAGTTCAGCGCTGACTGGAGCATTCTACGATGCCGACAACAAAAGGCTTGTTGTCGGATTCAACAAGGGTGGGGTATATGCCTATGACGGCGTAACCCCAGAAGACATAGAAGAGATGCACAATGCCGAAAGCAAAGGTGCAGCTATGGCTTCTATCAAGAAGAAGTACAAAGGCGTAAGACTTTCAGAAGCGGACGACAGCTTTAAGGCCACCAAACAGGGTGACGAATGGGTTGTAAATCCAGATAACGAAACGACTTACTCAATATCCGAAGACGGTGGAGAGTTCTTTGTTCTGAGAACTTCTGGAAGCTACGCACGCGATGGCGGCCAGTCTGGAGATGAGTACTACCATCCAGAGTCGTTTAAGAATATGGACTCCGCGATGAAGTGGGTCGAGCAGGACTTCCTGCCATCAATAACTCCAGAACCGTGGGACGAAGATGACTACGATGTAGACAGGCTTTCATCTGGTGGGCCAGCTCGCGCCGCAGCCCAGATGCAATTTGATACTCGTAGAAGTAGAAA